TCTGTTCAAGGTGAACTTAATAAAACCAAAAATAAACTTTCAAAAACTGATCAAAACCTTTATGATGAGTATAAAGGCAGAGTTGGTTCTGAACTTCAGGCAGCTCAAGACCGTTATAAAAAGGCATACGAAAGTGGCGATACAGACGCCATGCTCGAAGCTCAAAAAAGTATTGCTAAATTAGCAGTAGAAGAGGAAAGCCTAAATAGGGTCAGAGCTAAACAACCTGAAGAAGTAGAAGAAGCTGTCGTTGATGTTGATAAGGAAATACAAGCCCGAAGTCAAGTTCAACAACAGCCTCAAGTACAAGCAGATCCTAAAGCTCAAGATTGGGCTAAAAAGAACGAATGGTTCGGCTCTGACGTAGCTATGACTACTAGTGCTTTTGCTTTTCATAGGCAGTTAGTAGAACAAGAAGGTTACGATCCTACTTCTGACGAATATTATGCAGAAGTGGATAAAAGAATGGCAGAGGCTTTTCCTCATAAATTAGGAAAAACTCAACAGAACATGGTGAACGAGGTTGTAGCTGGTTCAAGTAGAGGTTCTACTACAGCAAGAACACGGTCACGTAGAAAAGTACAACTCACACCGAGTCAAGTAGCAATAGCAAAAAGATTAGGTGTGCCACTAGAAGAATATGCTAAGCATATCAAGGAGTAAAAAATGGTAGATGAAACTAAAAATACTACTAACACAGATCGAACCTCCAGATCTGCAGAAAGTCGAGAAAAAACAGCTCGTAGAAAACCATGGAGTCCACCGTCTTTATTAGACGCACCTACACCACCAGAGGGCTATGTATACAGATGGATACGTGAGTCAATGGTAGGTCAACAAGATCAGGCGAATATGTCTAAACGTATTCGTGAAGGTTGGGAGCCAGTAATGGCAAAAGACCATCCTGATTTTGAAGCACCTTCCATCGATGAGGGTAAACACGCTGGAGTCATAGGAGTTGGTGGCTTAATCCTCGCAAAGATGCCTACCGAAACGGTCGCAGAAAGAAGACATTATTATGCTCAACTTGCTAACGACCAAATGGATGCAGTGGACCACAATCTTATGCGAGAGAGTAATCCTATTATGCCCATAGACAATCCGTCTAGGTCAACTAAGGTTACTTTTGGAAGCGGTGGTTCTAAAGGATAATCTTTAGAACTAATTTATAACTTAATATTAACATAGGAGTTAATAATGGCTAATGTAAATGATCCAAATGGATTTACACCAGCGTACCACATAAGTGGGGGCACAATTAGACCATCAGAGTTCGCAATCGAGAGTGGAGCTACAGGCGATATTTTTTCAGGTGATGTAGTAAAACTTTCTAGTGGTTACGTTCTTCAAGGTGGTGCTACTGATGCACCTCTAGGTGTGTTCTACGGTGTACAATACACAGCAACAGACGGCACTCCTGTTTGGTCCAGAAAATGGTCAAGCACGACTGCTACTTTAGGTTCTGCAGATGCGAAAGCGTATGTATACAGCGACCCTGACATTGTTTATGAGGCTCAGTCTACTGGGACTCCTACTCAAGCCAGTGTTGGTGGAACATTCACGATTTCTACAACTGCAGGTGATGCTAACAATCTCCGTTCTAAGGAAGGGGTAACTACAACTACAACTAGTGGCATAGCCAAAGTTGTTGGGTTTGTTGACAGACCTGATAACTCAATTGGTGAATTCGCTAGAATGTATGTAATTTTCCCAACTTCTGAGTTCGGCAATAACTAAAAGGTGATATAGATGGCAATTAATAGAGCTCAATTAGTAAAAGAACTCGAACCAGGACTAAATGCACTTTTTGGTCTAGAGTACGATCGTTACGAAAACGAGCATGCTGAAATTTTTGACACTGAAAATTCTGACAGAGCTTTCGAAGAGGAAGTAATGTTGGCTGGCTTTGCACAAGCTCCAGTAAAAGGAGAAGGTGCTTCAGTTAGTTATGACACAGCTCAAGAAACTTTCACATCTCGTTACACCCATGAAACTGTCGCTTTAGCTTTCTCATTGACAGAAGAAGCAATCGAAGATAACCTCTACGATAGCCTATCTTCTAGATATACTAGAGCTTTAGCACGTTCAATGGCTAACACCAAACAGGTAAAAGCAGCAAACGTTCTTAATAATGGCTTTAACTCAAGCTTCCCAGGAGGCGACGGTAAAGAGCTATTTGCAACTAATCACCCAACATTAACTGGTGGTGATCAGTCAAATGAACCTACAACTGCAGCAGACTTGAATGAAACTTCATTGGAAAATGCTTTAATTGATATTTCTCAATTTAAAGACGAAAGAGGAATCAAGATTAATGTTCAGGCTAGAAAATTAATCGTTCCACCTCAACTACAATTTGTGGCTGAGAGGATTCTTCAATCTCCAGGAAGAGTATCAACTTCAGATAATGATATCAACGCAATGAAAAACATGGGAATGTTCCCAGAAGGTTACGTTGTTAACCATTATCTAACAGATACTGATGCATTCTTCATCAAGACTGACGCTCCTAATGGTATGAAGCATTTCGTAAGATCACCTATGTCAACTGGCATGGAAGGTGACTTCGAAACAGGAAACGTTAGATACAAAGCAAGAGAAAGATATTCTTTCGGCTTTAGTGACTGGCGTGGAATGTATGGTTCACCAGGAGCTTAATCCTTTCGGGGTGGGTGTTTAAATACACCATTAAGGGGAACTATATAGTTCCCCTTTCTTTTTTACCTTTCCTACTTTACAATAAACTAAACCGAGGTAACTCGTTGCACCAACTGACTCGGCAGACTTACTCCAAGATGGGGCAACATATTTAGTTAGGAGACAATAATGGCTAAATCAACTTTTTCAGGTCCAGTCAAATCATTGGCAGGATTTATTTCAGCAGGTACTAATTCAGTTGTTAGTTTAACAGCGAATACAACCTTAACAGTAGACGATCACGCAGGAAAACTTTTATTGTGTAATGATGCAGACGGTGCATTTACTTTACCTTCAATTGTTTCAACTGTACCAAGCGATCCTACAGACCCAAACCAAATTAATAACTTAGGTGCTACTTTTACATTTTTAGTTATTACAGCAGCAACTGCTATGACTATTGTTACAGATGGTACAGATAAGTTTGTTGGTGGTTTATATACAGGCGTAGACGACGATACAGGTAAAACTTTTATTTCAGGCGCTGCTAACGATATCATAACTTTAAATGGTACAACTCAAGGTGGTCTAGCAGGAAGTGTAATTAAAGTACACGCTGCTGATACTGCTAAATACGTTGTGGAAGGAATTACTTTAGGTTCAGGCGTTTTAGTAACACCATTCTCTGGTTCTTAATTTTAGGAGCTAACTATGGCAGGCAGAATAACAGGCTCTGATGTTAAAGCAGTATTTGTTGAAGCAGATACCGATGCTTTGGATGCAGACGGAATTTGTGCATCTCAGGCTTCTGGAGCAACCGCAGACACTTTAACCATTAACGGTGCAAAAGCTAGTGGCGGAGTTGCTACCTTAAACTCAGCTAGACAAATTACAATTGCTTCAGCATCTAACTTGGGGGATAAAACCTTTACTGTTACAGGAACTGATTCAAATGGTAATGCTTTAACAGAAAGTTTAACTGGTCCTAACAACGAAACGGTTACAACTACAAAGCATTTTCTTACTGTTACAGAGGTTGCATTTACCGATGGAACAAGCGGAAATGTTACTGTTGGATTTAACACCTCAGCTATTGCTGTAGTATTTGCTGGCAGAACTAGATTAAAGGGTGCTTTTATTGTTAATTCAGGAACCGCAGGTATTGTATCTTTTAGAGACAGTGCAGATGCTGGCGAAAGCGGCACTACTTTATTACAGCTTGGAACCGTTGCTAGTGCGACAGCTGAAAGAGATGTAACAATACCAGGTGAGGGTGTTTTGTTTGATAATGGTGTATTTATTCCCTATACAGCGGGAACCACTGTTTTTACAAACATGACAGTATTTAGAGCCTAAAAATGGCAAAAGAGTTTTCATCTATTTCTCGAGTAGGAACAACTGAGCCTTTTGAGTTACAAGTCTCAAGAGGCCAGATTTCCTATCACAAAACTAATTTTAAATTTGGTTTTAATCCTTTAGTAGTTAATTCTCTTGAAACTGTTTGGGCACAAGGCGGTCTATACACCTATCTATCTTCTGCATCTACCCTTTATATATCAAGCTCATCTACAAATGATGATGTTGGAGACACAGGAGCTACAAGTGCAAAAGTTTCAGGTCTTGACGCTAACTATAATGAAGTATCAGTTACTGTAGACTTAGACGGACAAGACGCTGTTCAACTTGGTGACGCTAGTAACTGGATAAGAGTAAACAGAATACAGGTTATGTCAGCAGGAAGCGGTGGAGCTAATGCTGGTGTTTTATATGTAGGAACTGAGGCTACTCCTTCAAGTGGAGTACCTACCAATAAATACGCAACTGTAGCGATTGGTGACAACCAAACGCTTATGGCGCTTTGGACAGTGCCAGCAGGGTATACAGCTTATCTATACGAAACTCACATAACCGTAGCAACAGAAGCCAATAATAAATACGGAATAGTGACAGTTCTTGCTAGACCTGAGGGTGGTGTTTTTAATATAAAAGATAAATTTACAACCGTTTTAGATACAGTAACGCAAAAATATAATTTCCCTTTAAAGTTTGAGGAAAAAACAGATATTGAAGTAAGGGCTATTGGTAGCTCTTCAAATGCTAATATTGCAATTTCAGCAGGACTAGATATTTTATATATAGAAAATCCTTAAAAATTGTGTATTACGAAAATTAAGTTATAATTTTGTAACATGGCTGAATATAAAGGCAAAAAAGTTAAATTAAATACTCCCAGACCCATACCTAAAGGGAGTCCTGGACATGGTGAAAAACGTAAAGAAGTTTTTGTTAAAGATCCATCAACAGGCAATGTTAAACGAATCACTTTTGGTGATGCTAAACTTGGTATGCACAAAGAAAACAAACAGCGTAAAAAATCTTATTGTGCACGGAGCAAAAGTTTAGGAAGTGATAGAACTAAAGCTAATTACTGGGCACGAAGGGATTGGGGATGCTGATAGATAAATTAAAGAAACAGATAAAAGAAAGAAAAGAACAACTAACCCAAACTCTAGCGAGTGGTAGTATTCAAAACTTTGAAGATTATCAAAAAATCGTAGGCGAAATATCAGGTCTGTCGTTTACGGAGTTTTTAATTAGTGACCTGCATAAGGATATTGAAGATGAATAAAAAAGTTGAAGCTTTTGGTAAAGGCGGAGAACCTCTTCCTAAAACTGTTGACCGTTTTGAAAAAGAACCAACAGAAGTTAAAGAGGATTTCAAATTTACCCCAGACAGTGTTCAAGAAGACAGCAGTCTAAAAGAACAACTCCCAACCCCAACAGGCTACAGGTTATTAGTCTTACCTTTCAGTAGAAAACAAAAGACTAAAGGTGGTTTATATTTAGCTAATGAAACATTAGAGAAAGAACGTATAGCCACTAATGTAGGATACGTAGGTGGCGACTTGCGATTATTAAACGATGACGATGTATTAGCAGTTATAAACGATCCAGAGGATGTAGTAGCAGGTTAATATGAGTTACGCAACTATAGGAGCAAACCATGGCAGATGAAGCCTTGCAACAAGAAGCTGAACAGGAAGAGTTAACGGAAGTTGAACTCCCTGAGTCAGAAGATAATGAAGATGAGGAACTTCAAGTAGAAGAAGAACCTCAACAAGAAGCTAAAAAAGAATCTGATGAAATAGAAGATTACAGCGAAGGTGTTAAAAAACGCATCGCTAAACTTACTTATAAGATTCGTGAAGCTGAAAGACGTGAACAGGCAGCAATAGATTATGCTAAATCTGTTCAAGGTGAACTTAATAAAACCAAAAATAAACTTTCAAAAACTGATCAAAACCTTTATGATGAGTATAAAGGCAGAGTTGGTTCTGAACTTCAGGCAGCTCAAGACCGTTATAAAAAGGCATACGAAAGTGGCGATACA